TGGATCGTGAACATGAAGAAATGGATCTGGAAAATGATAGAACAGATTATGTTAACAACGGAATTTTTAATCAATTTGCAACCATGTTAACTGATGAAATTCAAAATTTACCAAATAACGATGATGATGATGAACAAACAGATGATAGTGTATCAATAGAAGATATCGATTAATTAATAAAATATTGAAATAAATACAGTTAGTTTATATATTTTAATGATATATATAAACTAAAATACAATGGATATTGATGAGGATATCACACAACTAAGGTTGAAATTATCAAATGATAAATATGATTCAATGTTAAAAAATGTGTCTGATGATGATTTAAAAAAATATATCAAAGAACTTAGAGATAAAGAATCAAATACAATTAAACAAACTACAAACACAGAAGTAATACAGCCTGTAAAAGAATTATTTAACGGAATATCTGATATGTATAAACGTCCATGGAATAAATTACCAAATATCCATCGATCACAGAAGATAGAAGAATATTTACAGAGTATTACTGAAATTGATAATGCGCAACGAGAACAATTGATGAATAAATTAACAAAATTATTAACAAATAAAACAATAACAAAGAAAAACGAAGTAAATTATGATGAAAAAAATGGGTGTATTCTTAGTATTAAACGGTTAATATTTGATAAAAATAAGAATAAATATGAGTTATCATGCTAGAAATATTGAAATGTATAACTACTTAAATACTACGCAATCTATTATTTTATAACTTATAATGAATAAAACATATAATGAAACAATTGTAAGTGTCATTGAAAATACTTTATATGATACTGGATATTGTGATTATAAAGAAAAATATGAGCTTATTAAGCATGTTAAATATACTATGAATATGATATTTGATGGTATTAATCAAATATTATTGTATGATATTACATGTAATGCTATAAAAAAATATTTAACTCCTATTAATTTTTTAGACGAAGAATATGAGATAAATGATGTTGATGTACCAATCGAATATCTATCTATTCTAAAACACATGGAATATTTAGAAAGTTTACCACAACACGAACAAAAATCACCTGAATGGTTTGCAGATAGAGAAAAATGTATAACTGCTAGTATGTGTGCTAACGCATTAAACGAATGTTATTATCCTGGATCGTCTAAATATGATTATTTATTGGATAAATGTCATCAAGGTCCAGTATTTCAAGAAAATGTATTTGTTCATCATGGTAAAAAATATGAACAAATAGCAACTATGTTTTATGAAAATATATATGATGCTCGAACAACTGAATTCGGATTAATACCACATCCATCTATATATTTTTTAGGTGCTAGTCCGGATGGTATTTGTAATCAATATTCAATGTCTTATGAATTTAGTTCACGGTTAGGTAGAATGTTAGAAATTAAATGTCCTAAAACAAGAATTATAAAAACAAAAGGTAAAATAGATGGTGGAATTTGTCCACATTATTATTGGTGTCAAGTTCAACAACAATTAGAATGTTGTGATTTAGAATGTTGTGATTTTTGGCAATGTCAAATAGAGGAATATAAAACGCGCGAAGAATGGGCATTAGATGAAGAACCCATGGAATCATGTACAGAAGAACAGAATGTTCCAATTGAATATGTTCCAGAAAATATTAAAAAAGGATGTGTTATACAATTAATTGAAAAAGATAAACTTAATAATATTTCTGAAATAAATAATGATTATTATTTATGGAGTGCACAGTATATATATCCTCCTGATTTAAATATGACTACTATTGAATATAATGAATGGTGTGCATATGTGATAAGTAATTTTGATGAATATGAGGAACCATTTTACGAAAAACATGGAAAACATTATGTGTTTGATAAAATAATATATTGGAAAATGGTTAAGGCTCATAATGTATCAATAAATAGAGATAAAAAATGGTTCGAGAATACTCTTCCTAAACTACAATCATTTTGGAATGAAGTTGAATATTATAGATTACATGAAGATCTTGTTAAATCATATGTTGATGATCAACTACTTCAAATAAAAGAAAATAAGAAAAATAAGAAAAATAAGAAAAATGGAGTATTTGTTAAAACATATGCTATTGATTATGAAGAAGATCATTTTATAGATAGTGATATTATTGAGGATGTTAACACTAAAAACGATAGTGATGATTGCCTATTTGTATCATCTGAAGATAATAACTATGATGATGATGAAAATAATATAAATGATAAATTATTCAAATAATTATTTTATTAAATAATATATGTTATGTTGAAAATATTAAAAAAAAATAACAAAATAATATTTATTATATAAAGGGGGGATAATTATTTTCAATAAATATAGCAATATGGAAAATACAAAATCATCAATTAAAGATGATAATACAACAATAATTCATGATGATAACCTACCAACTATTTATCGAATAGGATCAATAACATACGAAACATGTTTGAATTCTGAAATTAACAATGAAAATGGAGATATAATAGGGACTGTTAGATTTACACAGAAACGTATAAATGGATACATAGATTGGAAAAATGAAGATATTAGACAAATATATGAAAAAAACGAAAAAGAATACATTGGAAACGCAAAGAAACAGTTTATAGATCAAGGAACTTGGGTATTATTGGAAAAATAATTGAAAAATATACATATAAATACCAATGTTAGTATTTATATGATTATAAAAAACATGACAATAAAACTAAGAGATACATTTATTCATTCGATTTGGAATCCTTTTATAGCTTCACTATATGTAGCATTTTTAATATGTCCACTATTTTTATTGAGTTACTATCATCCATATTTGAAATTTTTTGAGAAATGTTATACTAATAATGAGAATATTCTCGTATGTAAAAATCTCCTTGGAACTAACGAGAATGGAGAATATTGGGTGTTTTATTTTCTTAATCTTTTTTGTTTATTTATATATTTAATCATTCATATTAAATTATTTGAGTCTTCTAATGATATTGATTATGCTATACATAATAAGAAAATTAATAATTATGTACTTTGTGGAGCTATTATATCTTATATAATGTTAAACATTTCCACTTATTATTTAACATGTAATCTTATTACTGTAATGTTCATGGTTTTACATGGGTTGTTTACACCATATATAATTGCTACAATATTAATATTAGTTAAATATATGTTCTATGAAACAATAAACGAATCAAAAATAAAATAAATAAATATCAACATATTAGAGTTCATTATTCATCACATAATAAAACTCATTATTCCACGTTATATTTATTAAATAAATAATTAAATTTCTAATATCTAATTTTATGAAATTAAATTATCTTCTTATAATATAAGTATGAGTAAACGTTATAAATCAAAAGGAGGAAAAGAACCATATAAAGAAGATTTATCAAAAGAATATATGAAATGTGCTCCATCTAAAAAATTTGAGCAAGGAACATGCTTTACCATAGAATCTCTAGTTAAAATGTGTGAAGCATATAATGGATATATTAAAGAAGGACTAAAAGGTGGTTCTGGTAAAAATAATAAAATTATCATTAGACCTATTGAAATTAAAAAAGATAATAAGCGTCATTTATTACAAGAATTAATTGATCGTTTAAGTCCTATATGTGGAAATGATCAAATATGTATATTAAATCAACCATTTATTAAACAGTTACATGATTTTGAAATTTCAAAAAATACATTTCCACCACTAGGACCTCAAGGAAAATTCGAGTGGTTAAATACAACGAATATTGATGATGTTATGACACAATATATGACTATATATCCTAGTTTTATTTTTATAGGAGCATTACCATTAGATTTTGATGAACTGCCATTTTTAGGTGTTTCTAATTTGGATTTCGATGAGTTATATCAAAAAGGTAAAACACAAATAGGAGCAATTATAAACACAGATACACATGATAGATCTGGTCAACATTGGTTAGGATTATATGCTAATTTAGAAAAATCACAGGTTTATTTTTTTGATTCATATGGAGTTGCGCCTCATGATTTAATCCGTAAATTGGTAGAACGTATTGCTTCATGGTGTAATAAAAAATACAATCATGGTAAAATACAAGAAGAAAGATGTAAAATGATGACAAAGAGTGGAGGAGCTTGTAAATATGAGCGCATCATGAATATTGATTTCAATAGAAATAGACATCAATATAAAGATAGTGAATGTGGTGTTTATAGTATTTTTTTTATATTAAAAATGTTAGAAGGAAATAAATTTGATGATATCGTCAACGATAAAATACCAGATCAACAAATGACAGATTTAAGAGATAACTTATTTAGATTCAAATAATTTAATCCCCATTATATTCATTACATCTATCAGCTTCAACACTCCAGCTACATTGATAGTTAGAACCTACATAACAATCTGTAGGTGTTTTTAAATTTGAAATATGACAAGGGGTTGTATTAAATCTATAATAGTTTCTGGTATCTAATTTCTTTTTCATTCTATTTTCTATTTCTTTAATACGCATAATTTCTTGTCTATGTTGCTGTTCATGATCTGCATATGAATACAAAGTCCATAATGTAACAATAATAATACAGATAATATAAATAACCTTAATAGTTGACATTATTTATATTATAACGATATATTTTTATTGAAGAATATCTATTTTTTCTTTCTCTTTATAATTTGTTCATCTTCTGTTGATAAATTATTTTCATCGTCTTCTTCCGTATCGTTTTCATTATTATTTTTTATTTCAGGTTGTTGATATTGTATATTATTTAATTGTTGTAATAGAGTAGGATTTTGTTGTAATAATTGTTGGTATAATAGTTGTTGTTGTAAATCCATATTTTCATTTTGTTTTGGTTGTTGGTATCCCATGTTTCCATTTCCGAATAATTGTTGCATCAAATCTGACGGAACATAACTATTTTGTTGTTGTAATTGTAATTGTTGTTGTTGTTGTAATTGTTGTTGTAATTGCTGTTGGTATTGTAATAATAATTCATCACTTGTTAATTGTTTAGGAATATTTTGTTTTTTATCTTCAACTATTGTTACTCTTTTTTGTTTTGGTTTTTGTTTATCATTTTTAGTTGTCTTTTTTGGTTTTATTTCTTTAATTGGTTCAATTTCATCTGTTTCTGTTTCATCAATATATTCTTCATCTAATGATAACGAATTAACTAACAATTTCTCAATAATCCTATCCACTTTTTCAATTGAAGTAATTTTAAATTCTAACGTAAAATGGGTATTATTAAGATCTAATAATCCTCCATCATCATCTCTAAATTCAATTTGAAGCGCATTAATTGATATGTTTTGAACATCATGTTTATATTCATGGATTTTTTCATTTCCTATAATTATTTTTGCAAATGGTTCTTCAGTATTTATATTAAGAACATATAATAGTATATATCTATTATTTTTAAGATTATATTTAATATCTGATACATAATGATTTTTATCATTGTATTCTTTTTCAGTAAAACCTAATGTTCTTAATATTCCATTTTCTCTATTATGAACATTAAAACTAATACCATCTTTATGTTTAATAGTTACTTTATTTGTAGATTTGCTATAAGTGAATAGTAATTTGTATTTTTTAGTTAGTTTGCATAATTTTTTCAACAATTGAGATATATTATAATTGTCAATAGGAACTGATACCTTATTAATATTTTTAACTATGTTAGTTTCACTGTTTGTGAAATCTTCTGTTTCACTTACTTCACTTGATTCGATATCTTCATCTATTTTTATATCCTCATTAAAACTAAAATAGAAACAATTATTATTATTCGTTATATTAAAAATAGTTGTTGGTAAATCATAAGATGTTAGTGATATTGAAATTATATTTTCTATCTTAGTCTGTAAATCAAATGAAAATTTACTCTTATTTCCCAATTTATTTGAATCAATTAAATGATATGAATCTTTATTACATAAAATGTTTTTATTATTATTAACAAGTTCTTGTATTTGTTTTTCTTTTGTTGTTAATTGTGTCTCTTTTTTTCTTAAGAAATTAACTTTTTCTTCTATTTTTTTATGCTTACTTTTCAAACGATCAATCTCTTTCTTTAACTCTTCCCGTTTTTCATCTATTATTAATATTTTAGCATCGGTCTTCTTGTTTTTATTATTACGTAACTCATCTATCATTGATGATAACCCTTCACTATTTCTTTTATATTGGTCTCTTTCATTTGATAACATTTGAATAGCTTGAATATATTCACTTTCTGGAGCTTGTTGAAACTGTTGTGTTGGTTGAAATTGTTGTAATAAATTTGGATTTTGTTGTAGTTGTTGTAGTTGTTGTAATTGTTGTAATTGCTGTTGATATTGTTGTTGTTGGTATTGGTATTGGTTTTGGTTTTGGTTTTGTGGCTGATATTGATTTTGTTGTAATTGTTGTTGTTGTATTAATTGTTGCATTTGTTGATTATTTTGTGGTTGTTGCATTTGTTCTATTGTTTGTTGTTGACCAGTTGGTTGTTGTACTAATCCAATAGGTTGATTTGTTTGAGAATCTATATTATTTCGTGTTTGCTGTAATCGTCGTAAGCGATCATCAACACTTAAATTATCATCAATTGGTATCATATTTAATCCATTTCCTATTAATTGTTGATTAATACCTCCAGTTATCGTATTATCATAATTTCCTATACTTCCAAAATTAGAATCTATATTACTTCCATATAATCCATCAAATCCCATATTAGGCATCATAGATGGTGCCGCAAATCCTTGTTGTTGTGTTCCTGAATTCATTTGTCTATTTTTTTCTTCTTCTTCTAGTTTTTTACGACGTTCTTCCTCTTTTTTTCTTTTACCACTTCCATCAAGTGAAAAATCAGGAGTAGGAGGACGTTGATTATGAGAAGGTACCTCTCTATTTCTTGATTCCATCATTTCCACCATACGTTGTTTCATAGCATCTTCTCCTTTATCATCTCTATCATCATAATAATCTGGTTGTTGGTAGCCATTTCTATCTCCATTAAAATCAATTTGGTTATTTCCAAAACCACTAGCATCAAATCCACCTTGTTGTCTATCTCTTGAATCTCTAAAGGTATTATCGAAATGTTCTCTATTCCTAAACTGTGGACGTCTATTTGGTCGAACTTCATCTTCTCTATCCATTTGTAACTGGCTTATTTGTGTATTGTTTTTTCTATTATCATATTCTGGTCTAGCTGGGTAAGACGGTTTTTCATTTTGTGATTGTAATATTATTCTTTTTGTTGTATCTATAGCATGATTATTAAATTGATCTCTTATTTTTCTAATATTATTGTCATTTATTTTAGTTTTATCGATGTTACTATACAATTCATTCATATTACGAACTAGAAGCTGTGCGACTGCTCGTTTATCTTTACTAAGAATTGACTTAATGTCGATATTGCTATTGCTCAAATCATTAATAAGATTAGCATATAAATTTTTAATGTTGTCTTTAGCGAGAAAGTATTTATCTGCCATAAATTTCTAATATTTAACAATATGTTATTTTTTTTTTCGTATTTTTTAACACAATTAATATATTCTATATATATATTATAGACTGATGAATAATACTTTTCCACAATTTATTAACCAACAAGATATTTACAGAAATGTTATAAATTCAAATACATTTAGAACCCAACCAAATCAATCGAGTTTTGGTATGCCAGTTGTTAGACAAGATCAATATGAAACTCCTAATTTATTATATAATAATGTATCAAATGATGTTGTTAAAAATACTGAAGAACATGTCTATATAAATATAGATAGTTCTGATAGAGATACTTCAACTTATACAAATCCTTTTAGTTATAGAGTTCGATTTAATCCATTGGACACAGATGTCGAACCTTATTTAGTGTCAGCACGAGTATTTGATAATATTAATTCTGTAAAAGTTGTTAATGGTATAATTCCTAAATTATATAATTTAATAAAAACTACTTTAACACAAAGTGGTACTATTTTTTCGTATATTGATGCTAAAATATCAGTAGCAACTACTGATGATGAAATTTCAGCACTATTAGATGAAACTGAAACAGTTGGTTCAAATACAGTTACTTATGCTAATATTACAAGTACAAGAAGTACAACATCTCCATATTTATTAACTGGATGGACTATAGAATTTATAGTCGATTTAGATTCTAGTATATTATATTCTTATACATATAGCGACACTACAACTATTTATGTGAAATATCAATATGATACAACTAAAGATTTATCAGATGATAGGTTTCTATTATTAAATATTGACGAATTAAAGGATACAAATATAGACGCAACAAATTCAGATGTTGCTAAAAGTTTTGCTGTATTATATCCAGATACAGTATATACTGATTTTTACCATATAAGAACATATGGTGTCTTAAGACATTATAAATCAGATGATTTAAAAAAACTATCTAGATTAACTGTTAGTTTTAAAGATAGTTTTGGAACTAGTTTATCTGTATCATATTTAAATTTTGATATTACAACTGGAAGATCATGTGAATGTACAACTAGTACAAATTATCGATGTTCTTGTAATTATATTAGACATCCATACTTTCATAAATTACAACATTCCTTTGTTTTGAAACTAATAGTGAACGATGTTAACATAAATAGAGTATTAATATCATAAAACTATGTTTTTTCGATTATTATAAAAAATTGAAAAAAATATATTAAGAGATATTACGTTAAAGTAGAATAATACTGAAAAGTAAAGATGAGCAATCATGATAATGAAAATGATAGTGAAAATCAACAAGATGACGGAGTCATCGACAAATTTGACCAAATGGGTCTTAAAAGAGACTTATTAAGAGGTATATATAGTTATGGATTTGAATCTCCATCAACAATACAACAAAAAGGGATAGTGCCTGTAATAAAAGGAAAAGACTCTATAGTTCAAGCACAATCTGGTACAGGAAAAACATTAACCTTTCTAGCAGCAGGATATCAACGAATCGATGTAAAAATTAAAAAATGTCAAGTATTAATCATAACACCAACTAGAGAATTATGTTCTCAAATATTAAATGTAGCTCTTGGAATATCTCAACATATGTCAAATATCTATACATGTTGTTGTATAGGAGGTACTCCGGTTTCTATCGATAAGAATGAAATAAGAAGAGGTAAACATATGGTTATTGGAACACCTGGAAGAATATTTGACTTAATAAATAGAAATATATTAGATACTAAAAGTATTAAAATGTTAATAATGGATGAAGCAGATAAATTACTATCTAGTTTTAGTCAAAACATATATGAAATTTTCCAATATATGAATCCAGACATCCAAGTTGCATTATATTCAGCAACAATTACAAATGAAATAATACAAATTACTAAAAAATTTATGAGAAATCCATTTATGTTGTTAGTTAAAACTGATGACTTAACATTAGAAGGAATCAAACAATACTATGTTAATGTTTCTCAAGAAAAATACAAACAAGCAACTTTAGAAGATTTACTTAGTGGTAAATTATCATTAAATCAATTAATTATATATTGTAATTCTATTAAAAAAGTAGATGGTATAACATCACAACTAATTAAAGCAGATTTTACTGTCTCATCTATGCATGGAAGTATGCCACAAACTGATAGAAATGAAGTTATGAAAAATTTTAGAAACGGTAGATCGAGGGTATTGGTTACTACTGATTTATTGTCTCGTGGTATAGATGTACAAACAGTATCTTTGGTTATAAACTATGATTTACCAACAAATACAGAAGAATATATTCATAGAATTGGTAGAAGTGGTAGATATGGAAGAAAAGGAACAGCAATATCGTTTGCAACAAGTGATGATATTTACAAAATATTTGCCTTAGAAAAATTTTATACTACAACTATTGAGGAGATGCCTGATCCTGATGAAGTAAATCAATATTTACAATAAATATTTACATTATATAAAATTATTTTATTATATTAATTTATATAGACATTATTAAATGAATGTGTTACATACTGAAAAAGATATAGAACATATTAATAAAGAATTAGATGACATTATGTATAATGCTACTAAAAAATTAAAAACAACATTAGAACCAACTATTGACGATTTTAATAAAGTATCTGATGTTGTTAAAACATTTATAAAAGATAACAAAAGAATTATTTATGGGGGATATGCTATTAATACTTACATTAAACTAAAAAATCCAAAAGATTGCTTTTATGGAGATACCGATACACCAGATATAGAATTTTACTCTCCAACTCCTATAGAAGATCTTCAAAAATTATGTGATATATTACATAAAAAAGGATTTAAATATGTAAGTGGTAGGGAAGCACAGCACGATGAAACATATACTGTTTCTGTTAATTTTGAAAATATATGTGATATATCATATATGCCACGAAATATATTTTTTAATATTCCAATAAAAGTTATAGATGGGTTAAAATTAGTTCATCCTAGTTTTATACATACTGACGCATTACGTATGTATAATGATCCTATGACTAGTTATTGGAGAATAGAAAAACAATTTAAACGAATGAATACATTGCAGAAATATTATGAAATTGTTGAAACATCTAATTGTAAAAATATAAAAATAGATAAATATTATGATAATAAAATAAAAGACCAATTAAAATTTGTAAGAAAAAATATTATTGCAGATAATAAATCATTGATAATGTTTGGATATTATGCGTATTATTATTTTATATCAAAATCATCTGAGAAAGAAAAAGTAAAACTTAACATACCATTTTATGAAGCTATATCTATTAAATTAGAAGAAGATGCAATTAATATATATACGAAATTAAAAGAAACGTATGGTAATAAAATAACTGTTGAAGAATATTCCCCATTTTTCCAATTTACTGGCAGAAGTGTTGTTTATTTATATGACAAAAAACCTATATTAGTTGTATATAGCAATAATGGTAAATGTATCCCATATTTCTATCTTGATAAAAAAAGGATAAACATGTCAACATTTTCATTTACTGTTATGATGATATTAATTGGTTCAATTCGTTGTTATGTTAATAAAGAAACTGATAAAAATAAAGTTTATGACTGTATGATACAAAATCTTCTAACTGAAAGACAATTATATTTTAAAAGACATGATAAAACAGCAATCGATAAAACTCCATTTAAAGATTTCCAACTGGAATGTATTGGAGAAACAGTAGAACCAAGTCGTAAATTCCGTCTTAAAATAATGAAGAAGAAGAAACAAGGAAAGAGATTAACATTTACATATGATCCAGCTATACAGAAACCAGAAAAAGATACAACTGGTTATATATTTTCAAATACATCAGGAAATTTGATTATAAATGATAAGAAAAAAATAATAGAAATAAAATAAATAAAATATGTTTATATTATATACTACTTGTTATATAATATGAATAAACATAGATATAAAATTAATGACTTTACATTAAACGGTGGTTATGGAGAATTAACACATTATGATAATCCTACATGGCCTCCAATCATTAATAAAATTATTATATTACAACCATCTAATAGCACTTTATGGTATAGAGGAAAAATTCGTTCTATCATATGGAATGGATTAGCATGTGTTGTAAAATTAAATAGTAAATATCAATATGTAGAAGGAGCATTCCGTAATTATAAATCATTAAATTATGGTGTTGGATATATGTTATTACTCCCTACTTACTATTGGCAATATGAAAAAACAAATGATGTGTTAGATCTAGATTTACATCATCCTAAAACAGATTCTACTTTTATTACAAACATATTAACAGATGAAGATAGGCAGATGAGAGAACAGATGGCTGAAAGAACAGAAGAATTCAAGAAAAAAGCAAAAGAAGATAAGATACCACATACTCATTTTCCGATGACAATTCCAGATTTTCAAGAAGAAATAACAAATAATGAATCATATGATACATTATTATCAAAGGGAAAAGGAAAATATTTTACAGAAGATAGTATTAATATAATTTTATCAAACTCAAAAGAAATCCTTCGTTCATTACCTTATAAACAAGTCCAATTATTGAAAAGTAAACTGGATTCATTTGAGACAATTACAAAGGATGATAGAATGTATATAGTTAATAGAAATATTGCTATTAAAAATTTAATAATTGATCCAGCTGATGAAATTAATGAAGGAGAAAAAATAATGAATTTGATAAATAAAACATTAGTTGATAAATTATTTACAGATATCAAATGTGGAATACACCAAGGATATGTAAATATCTATAGAATTGGAAGTAACACTGGAGATACCATAACAAAAGAATTAGTTCCTTCTCTTAACTACTTGTCATGGCAATACGATAAACCAATTGATTATCATACACTTAAATATATGATCTTCCAAAATGATTACCAACAAAATATTACTGAAAATTTAATACAAAAAAAAGAAGCTGAAAATATTCTTAGCCAAGAATTTATTATCGCTTTACAACCAAGACCAGAATATCAAATATGGTGTCTTAAACGATTATTAATATGTTGGTATGGTGATGAATCATTAGAAACAAATATTAGAAAAATAAAAATACTAATTAATCAGTTTAGAGCAGATCCAAACAGTGATTATAATTATGTAAATGGAATATTACCATCAATTATGATATATCCAAAATATGGATCAGAAAGCGCACGAATAGTTTTAAGTAAATTAGATTATTATTTTTCATTATATGTAGATGAAAGTAAATCTGATAGGAATATAAATATACAATGGATAGATAGTTCTCCTACATATTTCGTAAAAAAGAATGGATTAATTTATTATACAAATGGATCAATAGACCTTAAAATGTATATTAAAGCTTCGTTAGATGATGGATCATTAGAAGTAACAAGTTTATCTAAGGATCTAACAGAATTTTTAAATGCAGATGACATTATGAGTATTTAATCAGAGTCAGTATCACTATCAGAAACATTACAGAAATCCCTACTACAATACAGTTTACTTTTTTCAGGGTAAATACAACTATATATTAAAGATATTATAAACACAATAGATACGATTGATAATTCAATTGGTGTAAATACTGTCATTTTTCACAATATATTATTATTATATTATAATATATTATTCTTTATATAATTATTCAGTATGATCAAATAATTGATTACATGTAATATCTCCTGCTAGTAATAAATATAACGCGAACATTTTGTCATCAGTCTGTTTTAGATAGTGATATGCGCTTGATGATTCATCACGCTCATAATGTTTTAATATATCATCAACTAATTGTTTTTTATAATCGTTAAAATATCTATTACGTTCTACTGTATTATTTAAATCAACATTTTCTCTATGTTTGTCTAAGAATTCTTCCTTAAATGTGTCAAAATTCAGTTTCCATTTCATTTTTTCAATAATACTATAAACCATTGTTGTAAATGTGTTGTCATCTAATTTATGAATCTTCATAATTAGTTGCTCAAGCTTATCAGGATTAATTATTACAGTAGGTTGCATATCAGAGTCAGTAATTGGCTGATATTGTACATATGTTGATAATTGTTTGTTATATTTATT